AAACAGATACGCACTAGATGTACAAGATGATGATGCTAACAATAGAGGTACTGCAAGATTTAGACATACTGGTGCAAGTGGTAATCCTGCTTTAATTATAGCTGAAGGATATGACCACTCTTATATATTCCAAAGTAAAAATACTTCTGCAAGTGATGCTGAACAATTTAGAATTGAACATTTTGATGGCAATGTGAGAATTAACTCATTAAGAGGTAATTTAGATTTTTATTTAGGAAGCACAAGAATGTTATCTGTAAAATCTGATGGTCATTTAGAATTAAGAAATGATGGTAGTTCTCAAGGTGCAACAATACAAAGAGTAGGTGGAATACAGTTTACTTGGGATAGAGATACTTATGGACAAAGTAATAATCATGCTATTTTAACTAATAGCGATAATTTATTAATAAATAGTTTTGATGATGTTACTATTAATTTAGATAGTAATAATAACGATAATGCTGAAACATTCGACATTAGAAAGCATGCTACTTCTTTAACAGGAGGTACATTATTATTTCAAGTAGATGGAAGTGGTAGTGCATATTCTTATGGTGGATATGGAAGTATAAATGGTTCAGCAAGTAATCCTTCATACAGATTTAATAATGATTCTGATACTGGTATGTATAGACATGCAGCAGATACAATAGGATTTTCTACTGGTGGCTCAGCAAGATTTACAATGAACGGTGCGGGAGTATTTTATGCATCAAGTGCAATACAAGCTGGTAATGGTGGTGTACAAATTTGGGATGGAACACACGGATTTAAAACAGTATTAGCAAAAGATAGCACTTATACAAAGCTATTAAATAATGATGGAGCTGTAAATATTTATTTAGGTGATAGTGGAGATGGAAATAATTATTACAATAGTGGTGGTCATAGATTTAGAAGCATGGATGGTGGCACATATTTTGCAGCTATTAATAGTTCAGGGCTTCGTATTGGAACGGGAAGTTCGTTTGCAAGTTATAAATTAGATGTACAAGGTAATGCTAGATTTACTTCAGACGCAAGAGTTGAAGGTAGAGTTTTGGGACAAAATGGAAGTTCTAGTGCACCAGCATACTCATTTACTTCTCAAGGTAATGCAGGAATGTATAGAATTGGCACTGGTGTTGGTCTTTCTGCTGGTGGTAATACTAAAGTTCAAGTTAATGCAGATGGTAGAATTAATTATAATGGTTGGACTGGAGTAGATCACATTACAGTAAGAAGTAATGGACATACAAACTCAGCAAGTTCATCTACATTTTATATTAAATTTTGTACAGTTGTAGTAGATAATAGTCCATCTAATTACAATGGATTAAATTTAAGTGGTACTTTATATAACGGAGACAATAATCATGGTAATACTATTGATTGGTCTATATGGTTTAATGCTGCATTAGATAATGCACAAATAGCACATGGTGGATATATGATGTCTAAAGGTGCTCATTGGATTAGCAATATATTAGTACAAAGAACTGCTGGTGATGGAGAAATTGATAATGGTAGTTGTACATACGAATTATACTATGATATAAATAATAATTGGGCTAATAATTTTTATAATGTAGCTACTGAAGTGCATTATCCTAGTGAAGGAAAGTTTAATGTTACTTGGAATCATGACCAATCAGAAGTTACATCATTACCAGGTACACAAGTTGTTAATGTTGTTAGTCAAACATACGATGATTCTAACCAAACATTAGTTCCTACAGGAGCACCAGGAGCACCAGCATATAGTTTCTTTGCACAAAGAAATACTGGTATGTATGGGTTTACTGACAATACTATTGGATTTAGTTGTAATGGTACAAGAATGTTATCTATTAAAGCTGATGGTAGTTTAGAGTTAAGAAACGATGGTAGTTCTCAAGGTGCATCAATACAAAGAGTAGGACAAATACAATTTACTTGGGATAGAGATACTTATGGAACAAGTAATAACCACGCTATTGTTTGTAATAGTGATAATTTAATTATAAATAGTTTTGATGATGTTACTATTAATTTAGATAGTAATAACAATGATAATTCTGAAACATTTGATATTAGAAAACACGCTACTTCTTTAACAGGTGGTACATTATTATTTCAAGTAGATGGAGCTGGTTTATGTAGTTCTTACGGAGGATATGGAACTATAAATGGTTCAGCAAGTAGTCCTTCATTTAGATTTAACAGTGATGCTAATACTGGTATTTATAGAGTAGGGACAGATCAATTAGGATTTTCTACTGCTGGAACTAGAAGAGGATTTTTTAATAGTGATGGTAATTTTTATCTAGATAACAATTTAATTGTTAATAATAATAATTACGGAGTATTGGGTAGAGATACAGGAGGCACAGTACGAAATGCTATAAAAGTAGATTCAGGTAATAGCGTTTTGATTGGAGATGGAAATTTAACTGGTCAAGTACACGCATATCCTGCTACCTATCTGCAAGTAAATACTGACCATGGTTATGGACAATTTGGTCCAATGAATAGTGGTTGGTGTCATATACAAACTAATAGAGATAAATTCTATTTTAATAAAAAGATTGTTGTAGATGAAGGTATAGTTGCTGCTTATGATGAAAATTTAAGTTTAAGAAGAAGTTATGCAAATACAGATGATGAAATTGCAATAGAGGCTTCTGAAATAAAATTTCGTGTAGATGCTGTAGAAAGATTTTCATTGACTTCTTCTGGAGCGACTTGTGGACAAATAAATGTAAGTAGAAATGCAAATCCAAATGCAGATGCTACTATGGCAATAAACTTATCTGGTAGCTATGGTGGTGGTATTAAATTTAATGACACTAAACATAGTGGTATATGGTGTTTAGGAAGTGGAACTGAAATGCATTTTGGTGTAGGTGGTTCAAGCTATGCTGGATTAAGTGGCGACCAAGGTTTATTTATGATGCACGACAATGGAGATTTTAATGCAGATGCAGATGTTATAGCTTTTTCTAGTTCAGTAGGTTCTGATAGAAAGCTAAAAGAAAATATTCAAGATACGCCTTATGGATTGTCAGATGTAATGAAAATGAGAGCAGTAGAATTTGATTGGAAAGAAAAAAGACAAGGTGTACACGACATAGGTGTTATTGCTCAAGAAATAGAGGAGATTATACCTGAAGTTGTAAGAGATGTAAAAAGTATTGGCGGTTCAGAAGGAACCCATAAAGTAGTAGATTACGGTAAATTAGCTTCCGTATTAATAAAAGCTATACAAGAACAACAACAACAAATAAACGAACTCAAGGAGAAGTTAAATGGCTAAAGTAATAAGTGCAGTAGAAGCTGAAACAGCAGAAGCACCAAAAATGGTGTTAATTAAACATACTAGAGTAATGCAAAATGCAAATGGTAATAATGTTACTGTTATGGACCATGAAGAATCTAAAGATGTTGATAGTGCTATAGCAGACGCAGAAGCTCATAAAGCAAGTTTAGAAGCATCATTAGTAGAAGTAGAAGCTGAATTAGTAGAATATAAAGCAATTAAAGACGCTGAGTAATAAATGGCTTTACAGTCATCAGGTGAAATAAAGATAAGTCAAATACTTTCTGAATTAGATTATGCTAGTAATAGAGTTAATTCTGAACTAGAAAACTTATCTACTGGTAGCGGTGCATTATATGGACACACTATTAATACAGCAAATGCAAGTGCTGATAGACCTGATGGTAATGCACCTCATGCAATGTCTGAGTTTTATAGTTATGACCACGATGCTGGAGTATCTTGGTCTATTAGTGGTAATACTGGATTACATTGTACTGGAGAAGCTGGAATGACTGATATGGCAAATAGTTTTGCAACAATAACATTATCTGGTGGTAGCGGCGGTGTTGATGTAAATAACTTTACTACTAGTGGTGGACCATTTGGTAATTTAAAATTTCAATTTACTACAGATGGAAGTACGCCAAGCAGTGGTACAAGTGGAGCATCTAGTATTACTCAGTTAGAAAGTTCATTAAGTAGTTTTAATTCTGGTACATTAAAATTAAGACCAGGTTGGCAACATACACCTTCTAATAAAGATGGTACTGGTTCATTTAGTTTTACTTTGGTAAATAATGGTGCTAATACTGCAGCTATAACTGGTAATATAACTTTTCAGTCTGGTGGCTTAGGACAAGGATTATGTATACATGGTAGTATATTAGTCAATACTCCTGATGGTATGAAAAGCATATATGATTTAGATGATGGTGATATTATTTATTCTTATAACTTTGAAACAGAAAGTATAGAAGAAGTACCAATATTAGATACATTATTTGTAGCACATAATAATTTAATTAAAGTTATGTATGATGATAATGATGAATTAAAAAATATAATAGTTACTAGGGATCACCCTATATATTTAGCAGATGGTTCTATGGCTAGTTATAGGCCACAAAGAACAAAAGATTTATATGATTTAGATGCAAATCAATTAGAAGTAGGTAATAGTATACAGATGATTGATGGCACAAAAGTAATACATAGATTTGAGTATATGGCAGATAAGGATACTACATATACCATATTAACGAAAAACAATAACTTTTACGCAGGTGGCGTATTGGTACACTCAGAAATAGGGGAATAAGATGGAAGTAGGTAAAGACACTAAATTTACATTATCTATAGAAACAGGTATTAGTATCTTAGTTACTGTAGGTATGATTATAGGTATGTGGTATTCATTACAAGCAGAGATAGAACTTGCTAAAGAATTACCAGAGCCTGAGGTTTCACGTATGGAATATGATTTAAAAGATCAGATGATTCGTGATTCTATATTAAATACAGAGGGTAAAGTAGATAAGCTTGAAGAAAAAGTAGATGACATTAAAGAAGATACTAGAGCTATTACTGAAACTCTTATAGACATGAATAACAAATAATGAGGTACAAAGATGAACTATTACTATGGTATGTCATGGTTAGCTGGACTTTTGCTATGGGTATCGCCATTGCATGCTCAGTCAGTTAATTTAGACAGCTTTCAAGATGTGCAACTTTTAAATGTACAAAATTGTGCAGTAGTACAAGTAAATGCAGCTTGGAATTATAAGAATAGAGCAAGTATAGAGAAGTTATCAAAACTTTGTTATGTTGCTGAAATAGATTTAACTAATAAAACTATAGGTGCGGTAATACAAAAAGAATGGAATATTAAAGTAGTACCAACTATAATTATATTAGAAAACGGAAAAGAAGTAATGAGATATGAACCTGGTATATCAATGAAATTCGATGAACAGGAAGTATTTGATAAAATTAAGAAGGTAATTAAATAACTTGTAAATATATATATGTTTAACTATATTAACGTTAATGGCAAAGATATTTAAAAGTCAAGAAGTTTTTAAGAAAACTAGAAAAAAAACTAGACAAGGCATGTCTAATTTAACAAAATATGGTACTAAAAACAGTAAAAAGTACTATAAAAAAAGGTCAGTAGGCCAAGGAGGATAAAATGCCACAAGGTAAAGGCACATACGGTAGTAAAAGAGGGAGACCTAAAAAGAAAAGAAAAGGAATAGTAGCTAAAGTAAAACAGCGTAGATCAGTTACTGGTAAAAAAAGAGTTGGCATAAAAGGCACAGTTAAAACTAAAGGTGGTACTTATGCTAAATATAAAAAAGGCAGTAAAGCTGCAAAATCTTTTAATTCAGCATACGCTAAAGCTAAACCAGGAACTGTTTTCACTTGGGATGGTAGAAAATATAAAAAACCAGCAGCTAAAAAGAAATCTTTAAGAGCAAGAGTGGTTGGAGCTGTTAAAAAGAGAATTTCTTCAATGAGAAGAAAGAAAACTAAATAGGAGAAGTAATGGCTAAAGAAAAAGCAATAGAGCTAAGTTTAATGGAAAAAGCTGAAAAAGACATGCAAAGCATGGTTGAACAGCATAACGAACTTGTCAATTCAATTCAAGAAATGAATGGCAGGCTTACTGAACTTAAACAACTAATAGTTGAACATCAAGGTTACATGAAAGGTATAAAAGCATGTGACGAGGAATGTGCAAAAGATGCCTAAGTTAGACTTAGTTGGTAAAATCATCGACAAAGTTGCAGACAATGTTGATAGATTTACTTTGGACAAAGAAGAAAAAGCTATGATGATTGCAGAAATTAACAAAGCTCAATTAGAAGTGAACAAAGTAGAAGCTGGTCATACATCGAGGTTTGTCAGTGGCTGGAGGCCTTTTACTGGTTGGATTTGTGCCACTGCACTCGGGTATCACTATATATTACAACCTCTTTTAACTTTTATTTTGTATTCATTTGGACATACAATAGAATTACCATTGTTTGATATGACTACATTAACTACAGTTTTACTCGGGATGCTCGGTCTCGGGGGAATGCGTAGTCTAGAAAAAGTTAAAAGATCAGCTTAAGGAGAGTACATGAAACTTAAGAATCGTGGTATTATTATACCAGATCAGCATTATCCGTTAGAAGATAAAGCTGCAGTTAATTGTGTTGTTAAAGCAATTAAAAAGATAAAACCTAACATTTTTGTTAATTTAGGAGATGTAGGAGAGTGGGAGTCAGTATCTGCATGGAGGTATAAAGATAAAAAATTACCACCATTAGAATACCAGACTCCTTTAATAGATGAAGATATAAGATTAGTAAATGAAGGATTAGATGTTTGGGATAAGGTATTGGAAGAAGTTGGATGTAAGAAAAAGTATTTACTCCAAGGCAACCACGATCTCTGGTTGGATAATTTTGTTACTAAGTATCCCTATATGCATAATTACAGTTTTGTTGAAGCGTGTAAAATAAAAGAAAGGGGATATAAATACAGTGAATATAATTTACCTATACAAATTGGTAAGCTCACTTTCTTTCATGGTGCCTATGCAACTACGTATCATGCAAAAAAACATCTTGAATCTTATGGAGAAAATGTAATTTATGGACATACACACGATCTTCAAAGACACACACTTACAAAATTAGGCGGAACAATAGGAGCGTGGTCTTTGGGTTGTTTAAAAGATATGTCTCATGAAAACAATAGATGGTTAAAAGGTAGACTGCACAACTGGGTGCATGCATTTGCAGTAGTTGATTGGTTTACTAATGGTAAATTTAAAGTAGAAGTAGTAGAAATTATAGATGGTAAAACAAGTTTGTGGGGAGATATAATAGATGGCAATGAAGACAACTAACAGCTTAAAAGGCAATCCTTGGAACTCTACAAACGACAGAAGACTGCATAATGCAAAAGCTAAAAGTGCATCTTTGAAGATGAAAGGAATGAAGAATCGTGCCCAAAGAAGTATTAGACTTAAGAAGTTTTAGTGGAGGATTAAATAACAATACAAATCCTAGAGACTTAGACACTTCAGAATTTCAAGAGCTACAAGGGTTAAGTTTAGAAACACCAGGTAAATTAAAGATATCTGGTGCTGTCGACAACTTAGCTCACATTAGTTCTGGTAACGAAGAAAGATTTGCTAGCACTCTAAATTATGGTAATGGATTGTTTCACTTTAATAGTGATAGAGATCCAGGTAATGGAGCTTTATCTAATACGGAACTTTTATTAATTAATGACGTTGGTGGTCATAAGGTAAAAGTATTT